CCGCACCTGACGCATTTGTGAACGGAATTATGGAAGGAAAAGAGTGGGTGTGGGAAAATGGCATTATTAAAGAAGTTAATATTGCTAAATACCACAGATATATTTCTGAGTCTACTAGAAAAAATCTTGAGGAGAGGTCACTGAAAGCATTCAGTCACTTCTTACAAAGTTTATAATTCCATAAATAATCATAGAATAAACATATTAGAATTACGAGGAATCTCAAATGTCAGATAGCTTAAACGAAAAGTTTGAGGAGCTTGTAACTGAGTCAGAAGTTGGACTGAGTGCTTTCTCTCCTTCGATTGTTCCTGGTCAAACTTCAGGTTCTCAGTTTATGCAGCCAGTTGGTGGCGCAGTAAGCGATGCTCAAACAAGAGGTAAGGGTCAAGACCCAAGACCATCTGTTCCTACATCTGTAGTACCACAAGAGTCGGAAGAAGATAACGGCGGTTCGGATTTTGAAGATCCAGAAGGCGAAGATAATCCTGTAGCAAAGGCTGCTAAGCATAATAGCAGAGTTAGCGATCAGCAGACTCGTGGTAAGCATCAAGACCCAGCTCCATCAGTTAAGTCATCTGGTTACCAGATTCCTGGTGGTTCTAACAACGTAAAAGTATTTGGTATGGAAGCAATCGATTATTCCGCTGCGGAAGATGTTGCTGCCCTTACCGAAGGTGGAGAGTTCTCCGAAGATTTCAAAGCGAAAGCAACGACAATCTTTGAAGCTGCTGTAAAGTCAAGAATCGAAGAGCAAGTGATTGCTATCGCTTCTACACTTGAAGAGCAGTTCTCTGCCAAGCTCCAAGAGGAGATTGCTTCACTTTCAGAGAAAGTTGATGAAACACTCAACTATGCAATCACCACTTGGGTAGAAGAGAACCAAGTTGCACTCGATGCAGGTCTCAAGCTTGAGATTGCAGAAGAGTTCATGGGTGGTCTCAAGAAAGTTTTTGAAGATAACTACCTCAGTATTCCCGACGAGAAGATTCAAGTTGTGGAAGAAATGACTGAGGAGCTTTGTGAAATGGAAGGTCGCCTCAACGAACAAATTGAGCGTAATATTGAACTTAATAATAAACTCGCTGGTTATCAAAAGACTGTTCTTCTCAATCAAATGAGCGAAGGTCTTGTCGATACTCAAAGAGAAAAGCTTGCTTCTCTTGCTGAAGGAGTAGAGTTTGTTTCTGAAGAAGACTTCAAGAACAAAGTCGCAACTCTCATTAGCAGCTACTTCCCTAAGCATGTAGTAACTGAGCAAGTTTCAGATGAAACACCCGCAGAAGGTCACGAGAATATGTCACCAGCAATGGCTGCATACCTCAAGACTCTTTCACGCTGGCAGTGATCATTTAAATAAATAATTAACAAACCCAAACACTCAAAGGAGTTTAAAGCAAATGTCAGATTCAAGACTTTTGCAGGAAAAGTGGGCACCTGTCCTTAACGCTAGTGGAACTGGTCTTTCAGACATTAAAGATCCATATCGTAGAGCAGTTACCGCCGCCCTGCTAGAAAACCAAGAAAGAGCAATCCGTGAAGAGTACGGTATGCTTAATGAAGTATCAGTTAACTCACTAGGCGCTGGTACTATCTCACCTGCTGGTTCAGCTCTATCATCGACCAACACTGCTGGTCTTGCTGGTTTCGATCCTATCCTAATCAGCCTAATCCGCCGTTCAATGCCAAACCTTGTCGCTTATGACATCGCTGGTGTTCAACCAATGAGCGGTCCTACTGGACTTATCTTCGCAATGCGTGCTCGTTACGAAGCTCAGAACGGTGCTGAGGCACTCTACTACGAACCAGACGAAGCATTCTCTGCTGGTTCAGACGCTACACAAGGCGCTTACAACGTCCGCAACGCTTCTGGCGTTGGTGGCGATGCAGAAGGTAACAACCCTGCAGTTCTTAACGATGCTACTCCTGGCACCTATGAAGTTGCTCGCGGTATGGCTCGTGAGACTTCTGAAATTCTAGGCGAAGCAGGAACTCTCTTCCGTGAGATGAGCTTCAGCATTGAGAAGACTTCGGTTACTGCAAAGACCCGTGCTCTCAAGGCAGACTACACCCTAGAACTCGCACAAGACCTCAAGGCTATCCATGGTCTTGATGCTGAGCAGGAACTAGCAAACATTCTCTCTAGCGAAATCCTCGCTGAAATCAATAGAGAAATCATCCGTACTGTTTACACCGTTGCTCAGTCAGGTGCTCAACAGGACGTTGCTACTCCTGGTACTTTCGACCTTGACGTTGACTCAAACGGTCGTTGGCAGGCAGAGAAGTTCAAGGGTATGCTTTTCCAACTTCAGCGCGATGCTAATGCTATCGGTCAGTTAACCCGTAGAGGTAAGGGCAACTTCGTTATCTGCTCAGCAGACGTTGCTTCAGCTCTTAACCTTGCTGGTGCTCTCGATTACGCTCCTGCTCTCAACACTTCACTCAACGTTGATGACACTGGTAACGTATTTGCTGGTGTTCTTCAGGGTGGTATCCGTGTTTATATCGACCCATTTGGTGCTCCTGTTTATTCACAGAGCGCAAGTGCTAAGCACTACTACGTTATGGGTTATAAGGGCACCTCACCTTATGATGCAGGTCTCTTCTACTGCCCATACGTTCCTCTCCAGATGGTTCGTTCAATCAATCCTGACACCTTCCAGCCTAAGATTGGCTTCAAGACTCGTTACGGTATGGTCAGCAACCCATTCTTTTCAACAACACAATCGAATGGTATCGCTGGTGCTACTCCTGACGGTTCAGCTCTTACTCCTGGTACTAACCAGTACTACAGAAGAGTTAAGGTTATCAATCTCACCTGATTTACAGGTCAAGATTCAG